GAGCGGCCGCGACTCAAAACTTATGGGCATACGGCCCACAATGGGCATTTGCCCTGTTTTGAGTATTTTTTGGGAAAATGCCCGAAAATCACGTTGTTTAGATTTATCGTGAAAAATGCCAGAAATGGGCTTTTTTTACCGTTACAAGAGTGATGCCAAAAAAAGAGAAACAACCGGCGAAACCGGCGAAACCTAGCAAGAGTGAAAAGAAAAAGCTTCCGCCGCGTGAGGCGCTGGCCAAGGCGTTGCACATCGGCGTGCGCACAATCGCCCATTTGCGCAAGCAGGGAGCGCCGGCCGGCAATGACCTTGAGGCGTGGCGCAAATTCCTTGAGTTGCGAGCAACGGCCAACCTCACCGGCTTGAATGATGTAACGGCCGAGCATTTGCCGGCCGAGATTCAAAAACTCCGTGCGCGGCTCTTGGCGGCCCAAACCGGCAAAGAGGAGGCAATCCGCAAGTTGCGCGAGCTTGAATTGCGGCAAAGGTCTGAAAACTTGGTTCCCATGGCCGAGGCCAAGGATGCGGTCAAGCGCGTGCTCGCTCCCCTGGCGGGCTTGCTTGAATCCATGCCCAAGGCGGTGGCGCTCCAAGCCAACCCAACCGACCCGTTGCTTGCCGAGGAGGCGGTGCGTGCCGGGCTCGATAAGGTTTTCACCATGATGGGCGAGGAGCTTGAGAAATAAGGCAAAAATTAACCACCAAAACAACCAACAAGAAAAGCGCAACGAGCCCCAATTTTAGGGTGGTTTTGGCCCGAGCCTTGGGGCGCCTAACCACCAAAGTAACCAACGAGTAACCAACAAGCAACCACCTCTCAACTTGAAAACCCTTGACCAAATTAAAATGCTAACGCTGGCGCTCGATAATGCTGTTGATAGGATTGCCGCCCTTGAAAAAAAGCGGCGAGCCGGCCGCAACACAATCGTGCGCGCCTATGCCTTTGAGGCCGCACACGCCTTGACCCATTTGCCGCCCGCGCACAAATGCCACGCCCTCCACGGGCACTCCTATGCGGTTGAGGTGGCAGTCACCGCCGAGCTTGGCGGGGGGGGTATGGTAATGGATTTTGCCGACCTTGACGCGGTTTTGTTGCCAATCATCGAGCGCCTCGACCATTCAAACCTCAATGACCAATTTGATTTTTTCACCACGAGCGAAAACTTGGCGCGGTGGCTATTTTTCGAGGCGAGCAAGTCAACGGTGTCGAGCGTTGGGATTGACTGGGTGAGCGTATCGGAGACACGGCGCAGCAAGGCAATTTATGCTCGTAATGTTGGGTAATCATTCCAGCCCCCTTTTCCATTATTGGGCGGGACGTTTCCCGGGGCGCGTTGGGTGGTTAATTGGCCCCAGCGCTGAGTCAAAAACCAAGTTGCGCCCATGGGTTCCGTTTGCTTGCGATAATGACGCCTTTGCCGCATGGCAAAATGGCACCCCGTGGAATGAGGGTTTGTATTTTAAGTTTTTAGATTGGGTGGCAACCCAAGCACAAGAGCCCATGTGGGTTGCGGTTCCCGATGTGGTTACAGATCGCGAGGCCACCCTTGAGAATTGGGGAAAGTATGCGCCGAGGTGTCGGGCCTATGGTTACCCGTTGGCCTTTGTTATGCAAGACGGCATGGCCGCCGACGATGTTCCTCCCGATGCGGACTTGATTTTTGTGGGTGGATCGTATCGGTGGAAATGGCGCAACCTTGAGTGGATTTGCCGCACCTTTTCCCGCGTCCATGTGGGGCGCGTCAACACCTTGGGAAAGCTCAGGCGATCCCATGAGCTTGGCGTTGAGTCGGTTGATGGCACGGGATGGTTTCGGCGGCCGGAGGCCGATTTTCGTAAACTTGAGCTTTTCTTGAGCGGCGCACCCGACCCGCAACTTTTTTTGGATTTATGAAAACCCTTGACCAATACGCCCTCAACTTTTTCCGCGTAAAGCCCAAGATGACGGTGCTTGAGTGGGCCGAGAAATCGGTTGAATTGTCCGGGCGCATCACCGAGCAACCCGGCCCCTACTCCACCCGGCTGCACCCCTACGTTCGCGAGGTTCTCAACTGCATGAGTGACCCCACCATCAAAAAAATCTCGCTTTGTTGGGGCTCACAAACCGCCAAAACCACCTCGTTTTACGTCATGCTCGGCTGGGTGGTGGATCAATCGCCCAAACCCATCTTGTGGGTATTTCCTAACATGTTGCTTTGTAAGGCGTTTTCTTCTGAGAGGTGGTTGCCCTTCTGTCGGGAATCAAAAGCCCTTGTGCGGCATATACCGCTCTTTAATGATGGCACCATTGATCTTGACCGATTCACTTTGCAAAAGCAGGAATTCAGCCGGTGCACCATGAACCTTGCCGGCGCCGGTTCATCGGCCAACGTGCGCTCGTTCCCCATCTCGGTGCTTGTGCTTGATGAAATTGATGTGATCGATGAGGGCACCCGGCGCGAGTGTCTCGACCGCATCAAGGGCAAGACCGACTACAAGATTCTGCAAAGCTCAACCCCGATCAACGAGCAAGGCGGGATATGGCAGGAATTTCTTGAGGGCGACCGGCGCCGCTACTTCATGCCCTGCCCGCATTGCAATGAGCGGTTTTTCTTTCGCTGGAAAAACGACGAGGGCAAGCGCAACATTCAATTTGACGAGGCGGCGGTGCTCGATGATGGCACCCACAACCTCACCTTGGTGGCCAAGTCGAGTCGCTACATTTGCGAGGCGTGCGGCGAGGCCATCACCGATGCGCAGAAATCCAAGATGCTCCGAGCCGGTGAATGGGCGCCAACCTCAAGCTCGGCCGAGGAGGGCGTGCGGTCGTATCAACTCAACTCGATATATTCCCCGATCCTCACTTTTGGCCGCATCATGGTGGAATTCTTAAAGAGCAAGGCGACCGTTGACGGGTTCCGCAACTTTGTGAATGGGTGGCTTGCCGAGCCATGGCGCCCCGATATTGGCTTGGTTGACCCCCAGCAATTCAGGGGAATTGAGCGCGATTACCAGCGCGGCGAGATCAAAGGGGAATACCGCATCCTTGCGGTTGACGTTCAACGAAACCATTTTGTTTGGGTGGTGCGCGGCTTTGATGCCGACGGTCAATCCTACTTAATCGACAACGGCAACGCGCCGGCCTTTGCCGATTTTGCGGCCCTTATTGACCGCTATGAGATCGCGTATGGCGTGATTGATACCGGCTACCGCACTCAGGAAATTTACGAGGAAATCTATACGCACCGCCCCTTTTGGTTTGGGGCCAAGGGTTGGGATCGGATGCAAACGCCTTTTCGCATGACCAAGCTTGACCCGTTCGCAGTCAATCAAGTGGCGGCCAAGAAAGTTGGTAAGCGCCACATCAACTTGCTGCATGTGAACAAGCAGACATGGCAAGAGGAGTTGCTAGCCAAGCGCAATGGTGCCGCCGGGGATTGGTGGGTATATTCGGCAATCGATGCTGAATATTGCCGGCAAATGCTGGCCACCAACTTGGTTGAGAAGGTCAGCAAGGCCGGCCGCGTCAAGCGCGAGTGGGTGGTTGAGGGCCACCGCCAAGATCATTATTGGGATTGTGAAACCTATTGCCTCGCCCTGGCGCGGTGCTTTGGGTTGGGCGGTGCGATCATGCGCGGCGCGGCGCCGTCAAAAGCCCACTCAACCAAGCCCAAGAAAAAGGGTGGCAAGACGCCCAAGCCATCGCCGCCCTCAAGCTTTTGGGACTGAGGCCGACTGAACGATTGGGCCTTTGGTGTATGGCCGCCGCAAAAAAGCCCCGCAAAAAAACTTTTCTCCAACAAGTAAAAGCGAAAGGCGGCGCTGGCGCATGGACGTTAGACACCGCGGAATTCAACAAGATGCTTGTGCAATTACAGGATCAATTCAAGCCCCCGCTCACAGCAATTGAAGTAATGAATTCGGAAGCTCTGAGCATTTTGCAAGGAGCGGCGAGGAAAACAAAGCGCACAAACATCAACAAAATCAAGGCCCGATACAATCCCTCAAACGCAAAATTTATTCCTTTTGTGCGACTTAACGGCAAGCTTGTGAGCACCCGCGTGTTGAAGGCCGGGGCCGGGCGGGATAAGGTGTCGGGTCGATTCATCAAGGCTCAAGATTTAAGCTCGCACAATTCTCGCGTCAAGAAACGGCTCGATTTCTACAAGAAACGCGCCTTCGATCGCGTCGGGTTAAGCAAGGCGATCTTTTATGCAACGGCCAAGGACTCCCTCAAGCTGCCCGGATACGGAAGGAATTGGGGGGCAGATTCAAAATACATCAAAAAAGCTTACTTGGTTCAGAAGCGCGAAAACAAGGGGGCGGGCGCCCCCGGGGCAAAAGGTAAGGGGCCGAAGCACGGGGGGTCATCAAAACCATGGCTGCGATCCCAAACCGGCTCGGCAACTCAGGACAAGGATGGTTACCTTATCAAATTTCAGATTGAAACATCAAACACGCTCAACCCCTTCACCAAAGGAGTCGCGGCCACGCAATCGGCCATCAACGGGCGCGTGGGTTTATTCAGAAAAGGAATGAAAAAAGGCTTTTTTGATGACCTGAAATTTGTGGCCAAAAACTACCCCAACGTGCGCGTTTCCTGACACCCGACTGAACGATTGCCCCATTGGTGAATGGCGGCAAATGTCTCAATCGCAGACTTGACTACAATGCGTGACAATCTGGTCACGGCATACACTACCATTTCAACCTCACCAACGGCCACGTATACCCTCGGAGATCGCACTTTTGGGTACGAGTCGCGCCATTCCTTGCTCAAGGAAATACGAGATTTGACCCGCGAAATATTGGCCCGCGACACCACGACCAAGGTGATCGGCAACAACCGGATGGATTTTCGCTCATGGAATTAAACGGCACAACCACCCGCACCCATGGGTTGTGGGACAGAGCCAAGGCCGCTGGCCGCATCCTCTTGGGTTATGACGCGGTGAAAAACACCCGGAACCGGAAGAACCGGGGAATGATGCCTTTGCGCTCTGAGGAGATCGAGCTTCCGCAATATGATCGCGACCGGCTCATTTCAACCCTCATGGATTTCAAGCGCAACAATCCCGTTTGCAAGGCCATATCTCGCTTGCGCAAAACCGATGTGGTGGGCAATGGCGTGTTGCCGCAACCGGCCACAAACGATGAGACTTTCAACGATGCGCTCGTCAATTTGTGGGGTGAATGGAGCGAATATCCCGAGGTGACGCACCAAATGAGCATGGCCGAGGTGCAAAAAGAGGTGGTCGATTCAACGCTATTTTTTGGTGACATTGGCTTGCTCCTCACCCGATCGGGCAAGCTTCAATTGATAGAAGGCTCGCGGATCGGCAACGCCAACTCGGTTGCGGTCTGGTCTGAATCTGACCCCAACAAACAAGGCGTGATTGTGAATGGCCTTGGGCGCCCCTTGCGCTACTTGGTTGGGAAGCGCGTCAACGGTTCGCTCACCGATGTTAGACCCATTCCCGCCCGGGATTTCATTTTGCACTTTAAGCGCATGAGGCCGGCCCAATGGCGCGGCGTCGCTGAGTTGGCGAGTTGCGTGAATGCGCTTCAAGATTTGGACGAATACGAAACCATTGAAATCATTTCTGCCAAGGTTTCGGCCAGCTTGTCGGCCGTGGTGAAAAAAGATAATGCGGCACAATTTGAGCTCATTGACCGAATGAACGAGAGCGAGCAAGACAGCGTTGGCCGCCTTGAACGCTTTGAGCCGGGCACGTTTCATTATCTGGAACCGGGCGAGGACATTTCCACCATTACCACTTCGGGGCGCCCCAACGTAGATGGAATTCAATTTTGCATGTACCACTTGCGAAAGGTGGGCTCGGCAATCGGCATCCCCGTTGAATTCATCCTTTCGACGATCGGCGAAACCTCCTTTTCCGCATCGCAAGGGTTGGTGCTTCAATATCAATCCGCACTTGAGGAGGAGCAACGCAACTTGGCCAACACCCTGAACAGGATTTACAAGTGGAAAGTCAAGCGGTGGATCGCCGAGGGAATAATTTCGCCGCCGACTGGCGCCAACCCTTTTGCGGTGCGCTGGCAAACGCCAGGGTTTCGGTGGATTAACCGCGTGGCCCAAGCAAAGTCGGATTTATCCTATTTGCAAGCCGGGGCCATGTCTCTTGACGACATCTCGACGCAATTTGGTTACACAGCCGAAAGCGCCCTTACCCGGAAAGCTCAAAACATCAAGCAAGCCGCCGAGATCGCGGAAAAATTCGGCATCCCGGGCGGGTGGAAAGAATTGTTCAACCCGTTCCCGGTTTTTGCCTCGGCTAATTTCACCGACCTTCTCGAACCCAATCAAGAACCCGTTGACCCGCAACTTGGGGGCAACGGCCAAGAATAAAACCCAAAAAATACCATGAGAAAAAAAGTCACCGACTACCTGACCAAGCCATCAAAAAAGCTTTACGACCAATTGACCACCATGGAGCAAAAATTTGTGGACGCACAAAAGGACGCGGACAAGAAAGACGCCACCAAGAAACCTTAACCATGGAAACCATATCCCTCGCCACCTCCCTCAACTCGGCCGGCCTTGCGCACGCCCGCAAGCTAATCAAGGCCGGCCGAGTCACCCAAACAGCAAGTTGGGATGGCCCCAGCCCCGAGGCCGAAAATTCCTATATCGAGCGAGAGGGCTGGGATGATTTCGGGGATTGGTTTCTTGGCCACAACACAGAGGCCAACGCCGAGACAAAAGGGCGTTACCGTTACCCCTTCACCGACAATTTTCGCACCGTTTCATTGAATGGATTGCGGGCGATCCGCACCCGATCGGCTCAAACCGGCGAGGAGGATATTTTCAACGCCGCTGGCGGCCTCATGGATTCGGCCCGGGCAAAGGTTGAGGCTCGATCGCTTCGGGCGTGGACATTTCAGGTGGGGCCACAAGGCGTCAACCGTGATGCCCGCGTCATCAATGACATTTCCATCATTAGCGTTGGCGAGGCCAAGGGTCATGGCATTCTAATCACGCAAAACACGTTGCGCGATGCGGCCACCAAGTTGCTTGATCGCAAGTTGCCCGCATACATCACGCACCGCAACGCCATGGGCGATCGGCTACTTGATGAGGTGGGTTTCTTCTCGGGCTTTTATCTCGATGGCGACCGAATCCGTGCGCGGGTATTTGAGGCATTTGAAAGCTTTGAGAAATTCCAAGCCGAGCGTTTTGAGCGCCTCTTTGAGATGGCCGAAAACATGCCCGACAATTTCGGGGTTTCGCTAGTTTTTGAGGGCAACCTTGTTTGGGAAACCAATTCGGGGCCGGTTGAATATGCGGGCATGAGCTCGCGCCCTGGCGATGCCCTCAATGAATTACCAAGTGTGCAAATGGTTGACATTCAGTCGGCCGATTTTGTCGACAACCCCGCCGCCAATGCGTCGCTTTTCTCTAATCCAGAATATGAAAAAAATAACCCAAACCCAATGAATACCGAAACACCAACCACCAATGTGATCGAGCTTGAGGGCAATGGCAGCGCCAGCGCCGAGCTCGAGAAACGCTTGGCAGAGGAGGGCAACGAGGAGTCAAGCGCAAGCGATGACGCCAAGCCCGCCGCCGCCAAGAAAAAATCAAGAAAGAAAAAGCAACTTGATGCCGAGGCCGCACCCATTGAGGTGCTTGAGGATGCCGAGGCACCCGAGGCCAGCGCCGATCCGATCGAGCTTGCCTTTGCCGAGTACAAAACCCGAGTTGAGGAGCGTGACCGCATAATTGCGGACATGTCAACCGAGCTTACCAAGGCCCGCGCCGAGGTGGGCCGGCTCAATGAGTTAATCGCCGGCACCGATCCGGTCGAGGAGGATTGTGCGCCCGATGAAGCCCTTGAGGTTGATGCCGAGGCAACCAAGCAAGCCCTTGTATCTGAGTATCTCGAAACGCACGCCGGCGCCACTCGCGCCATTGCGCTCATTGAGGTTTACAAGGCCAACAAGAATCTTTTCAACCAACAAACCACAACCCCACAACTCAATTAAATCATGGGATCAACCACACATCAACTCAACAGCCGCACGTTTCAAGCAACGGCGGTTGCTCTCGGGGCTTACTCCCTCGTGACACTCGACTCAAGCGGCACAATTGCCGCAAGTGGCGACAATGCTACTGAACAAATCATCGGCGTTACAACCGAGGACATCGCGGCAAGCGGTTATGGCAATGTGCAATTGTTAAACGCCGGCGGCACCATTGAGGTGCTCGCGGGGGGCAACACCATTGCCGTGGCCGATACCGTGTACATCGACGGAAGTGGCAAGGTCGGCACCGACTCAAGCAACACCAAGATCGGCGTCGCGCTCCAAGCATCAAGCGCCGATGGCGATGTGATCGAGGTTATCCCTCACCAAACATTCTTGGCCTAACCCATAACCAAAAATAAACTATGTCTTATTTCCCAAGTAGTTCGGCGAGCTTTTCGCCGGTAATTTCCGAGGTGGTCAATGCCGTTTCGGAGCAACCCTTTGTGGGTGAACAAATCGCACCACCGCTTGCCGTAAATACCCGCAAGGGCTCTTACGTCAACGTCGCGGCAAACCAATTCAACAACGACCTCACCAAGCCCCGGGCGGCTGGCTCAAACTATGCCAGCACGATTTCGGAATATGGCTCGGCCACGTTCGAATGCATCGAGTATGGAGTCGAAAACCCACTCGATGACATAGAAATTGCTCAAGCAGAAACGGACGCGCAATTTGACATCACCGCCAGCGCGGCGATGCAGTTGCGCGATGCGTTGCGGATCGGCCACGAAATTCGGGTAGCCAACCTCTTGAGTGGCGCGAGCTTCACAAGCACGGCGGCAACCGCCGCCATGAGCGTTGTGGCCTCGGCCACGCCCATTAGCGACATCAACGCGGCCGTGATGCGCCTGAATGCCGATGGCATATTTGGGGGCATCAATGTTGTGATGGAATCGAGCTTGTATCAAGAAATGTTACAAACCGACGACATGCGCAACTTGATTAACGGCTCTGGCACGCTCGCATGGTCCCAAGATCAAGTCGCCCGCGTGTTGGGTGTTGATGGCATCATCCTTTGCAATACGCGCTACAACTCGGCGATGAAGGGCCAAACGGCCAGCACCTCAAAGATATGGCCAACCACCTCTTACTACGTCATTCAAGTGAAGGGTGGTCCATTGTCGGCCGGTGGCGCCGCACGCACGCTTGCATATACCGAGCGAGGCGGCATTTACATCTCTGAGACATTCCGCACCGAGCAACCACCCGCAAACGTGGTGCGCGTGCGCATGTCCACCGATGAGATCGTTGTCAACGCGAACGCCGGCGAGACGATCACCGGCGCATAATGCGCCGACCATCTTGCCGGTAAACCCGGCAAGTTTGTTGTCGTGACAAACGGCCGCCGCCCTTGGCTGACGAGGGCGGCGGCTAATCTTTGAAAATGGCCAGCATATCAACCGCCATCCTGAGCGCCGACATGGACCATGCGCTTGATGATTTCCCCGAGACGTTGACGGTGGTGCTCCCCACCGGCTCGGTGGGTGTCGAGTTTTCGGCGACCCGCCAAGCAATGGTCAATGCCTTTGTGATTGAGGAGAATGGGCGCGAGACACAAATAGATGTGCGCTTTTTCCTCAACGGCAACGGCGTCTCAACCATGCCAAGCAAGGGGTGGGTGCTCGATGACGGCACCACAGAATTCAAGGTGGAAACAATCACCAAGGACGCGGCCGGCGTGGGGTTTGGCCTTGAATGCTCGGCTCGCTACCAAGCTTGACCCATGGCCGCCACCGATCTTGACGACCTCCTTTCATTTGAGGCGCACTTTGAAAGCGCCGCCGCCACTTTCCTCAACACGGCCACCGGCTTGACCTGCACCCGCACGGCCAGCGAGGCCACGCTAACCTTGCCGCGCATTGAGGTGCGCCTTGACATGGGCGCCGCGATCGATCCCCCAGCGCCACGCAACGGGGGCGCCGCCCCCAATTCAATCGATTACCGGGCATTCAATGCGAGCTTCACGGCCGAGATTGTCACCGATAACGCGGTTGGCCAATCAGCCAACATGGCCACGCACCGCACCAAGGTGCGCGTCGCCATGATGCGATCGGCAGATAATTGGGATTCAACCACCCTCCCGTATTATGACATCAAGGATTTACGCGGCACAGGCGAGGAAATCATGGTCGATGAGGACTTGAATATTTCATCCCTGAATTATGCGGTAATTTTTGAGATTCGTGACGATGCGTGGCCCGCGTAAGGGCGCCCGACTGAACGATTGGCCCATTGGTGAACAAGGCGGTGCTTTCCGCCTATGAGTTGAAACAACCGACCCGCAAAAGCGGGGAAAAATCAAAGGCTTGAACAATGGCAATTACCTCAGACGGAACCCAAAGTTTTGGAATCCAAGACTCGCCGGTGACAATCAATTCCATTTCTTATGTTATGGAGAATGCAACTTTCACTTACGGATCAAACCGGGTGGATATAAACGACAGCAACGGCGAGCCTCTGGGCACCACGCTTGTCCCCAATCGCGTTGAGGGATCGGCAACCCTCCAATACTCGACCGACACCGCCGTTACCGCCCCCAACCCCTCGATCGGGCACGAGATGGTAACAAGCACCACCAACGCCCGCAACAATTCAACCTATGTTTTGACCGAGGTTGGCGATGCCCAAACTCAAGGGGATTATGCGAAATGCTCAATTTCGTTCTATGAAAAAATAAACTAGCGCGGCGATGCTTTCCCGCGCTGAATTGTGGGAGCAATACAAACCCAAGCTCGCCGAGGCCAAGGAGTTTGACCGGCTTGAGGGAACGCTTGTTTTCCTTGCCCAACCGGCCAAGATCGGTCGGTTTAGGATTGCGCCCTTGACTCTTGAGCGCCTCCTGTGGCTTGAGGCGATTGACAGCCCATTTGTTGGGGCCGACAAGGCGCCCGGACGCATGGACGTGCTCAACCTGCTTTGGGTAATGTCGCCATACTTCCGCCCTGGCGGATGGCGGCGGCGCGTTTTTGTCACCATCAACATAATCCTCAATTGGAAATGGTACGCGGTGGAAGTGGGTGAGCATTTCGCCGCGACAATGGAAATGCAATCAGCCAACCGGGCCGAGGCAGATGGGGGAGAGGCATCACCAATGTGGGTGGCTCAAACATTGGACGGGTTTTGTTCTCAATACCATTGGCCCATGCGTGAGGTGCTCACTCTGCCCCTTTTGCAAATGAGCGTTTTGGCCAAGGCCATGGGCGTGCGGCTTTCAGAGGGAAAGGATACGGTTGCCTTCGGGCGCCACGCGGATCGGGCCAAGGCCGATTACCTCAAGAAAGTGAGCAAGATTGACGCCGCCGAAAGGGCCAACGGGAAACCAAAACCATGGCAAATCTAAAAAATGTCATCACCGCCGTGCTTGGCCTTGATGCGTCGGGCATGAAGAAAGGCGCCAAGGATGCAGAGGGCGAACTGAGCAAACTAGGCAAGGCAACTCAAGCGGTTGGCAAGGCGGCCGCCGCCGCGTTTGCCGCCGCCGCCGCCGCCGTGGCCGCATTTGCCGCCGTATCGGTCAAGGAAATGATGGCATTCGATAAGGGCATGAAAGAGGTTTTCACGCTTTTGCCGGGCATCTCCAAGGGCGCCATGGGGGCAATGGAAAAAGACGCGCTCAAGCTTTCAAAAACCATGGGCTTTTTGCCAGAGGAGACGGTGCCAGCCCTTTACCAAGCATTGAGTGCGGGCGTTCCCAAGGGTAATGTTTTTGAATTCTTGGAGGTTGCCGGCAAGGCTGCCGTAGGCGGGGTGACATCTCTTGAGGTTGCCGTTGATGGTATCACCTCGGTGGTAAACGCTTACGGATTGGAAACGATCTCGGCCGAGGAGGCAAGCGATGCCATGTTCACAGCGGTCAAGCTAGGCAAAACCACCTTTGAAGAATTGTCGTCATCGATTGCCGTGGCCACCCCGATAGCAAAAGCGGCCGGGGTCAGCTTCAATGATTTGGCCGCAATGGCGGCTGCCCTCACCGCCAATGGTGTGCCCACGGCCGAGGCCATGACCCAAATTCGCTCGGCTATCTTGGCGATGAACACCCCCACCGAAGCGGGCTTGATGAAAGCCAAGGCGCTGGGGATAAGCTTTAAAGACATGGCAGAGGGAATCAAAAAGCCGGGGGGCGTGTTGAAAGTATTCCAGATGTTGAGGGAAAAAACCGGCGGCAATATTGGCGACATGAAAACGCTTCTCGGTCGAGTTGAGGCGGTGAATGCAGTTATGGGATTGACCGAGGGTGGCGGGAAAAAACTTGGGCACGCAATTGAGGAAATGGGAAAAAAGGCGGGCGCGAGCGGGCAAGCGTTCGGGACAATGGAGCTCTCTTGGTCGAGAGCTTTTGACAAAATGAAAGCCCGGCTCAAGGTTTTCATGGTAGAATTTGGGCAAAAACTCACCCCCATTCTGAAAGCAATTGGCCCGATCATCGATGAGGTTTTCAAGATGATTGAGGAGTTGCCTTGGCATGAGTTCAGCGATGCCATTAGTGATCTCGGCGAACAAATAAAAATTGCATTTAGTGGCGAGGGAAAGACCGCAATCAAGGACTTGGTTGATCTTGGATTTCAATTTTTAATGTTATTGGTGAAAATGACCAAGGGCACGCTGGCCCTGTACAAAGGGCTTGCCGATGTGGGCGCCATTAAGTTTTTGATCGATATATTAAAGGATTTATTTGCCATCATGGAGGCAATCATTGATGGATGGACAAAAATTGGCAGGGGCTTGTCTTGGTTGGCGGGGAAGGTCACCGGCGAGGCTGTCGCTTATGGGGATGCGGTTGATTCCAAGATTGAGAAAATGCAGGAGCTTGATGCAAAGCAAAAGGAAATGGATCGGGAGAGTATCCGCCGCGAAAAAATGAAGAAAATGCGCGAGAGCAACGTGGCCCAAGTTGAGGCCGCCACCGCGATGTCATCAATCGAGGGGAAAAAGGAGTTGGCCAAATTTTTGCACTATCAGCTTGGAAGGAAAATTTCTGTCTCAGAAATGATGCAGCTATATGAGTCGGGCGAACTTTCCAAGATGGAGGGAATGCAGGGGCAATCGATGGCGATGGTTGCCAGCGCGTTGGGCAAGCTCAAGGAGGTAGAAAGCAAGGAGGAGAAAAGCCTTGAGGCCAAGGGCCGGGAGATGGTGACCAAGATGGGGCTCACGCCTGCGATGGTTTTGGCGCTTCAAAAAACCCATGCCGTGGCCGGGGCAACCAACTTGCCTGAACTTTACAAGATGCTTGGGCGCGGCACTTTCACGCTTGAGAAAATGCTTGAGAATTCGTTTGGCAAAAGCCAAGCGCAAAGGATAGTTGCCATGGGCGCCAAGTTTGCCGAGCAACAACAATTCCTCAAGGAGTTGCAAAGCAAATCGTTGGCCAAGCTTGCCGAGAGCCTCGGCATGTCTGAGAAAGAAATGATTGCCGAATATAACGCCGGCCGAATTGGTGGGCCGGCCCGGCAAATCATAAGCCGCAAGCTCAATGAGCGCCTCGAAATCGAGCGCAAGATAATGGGCACGTCGAAGGCTGAAATCGAGGCACAGAAAAAGCGCGAGGAGATGCTAAAATTGCGCAATGCCGAGGAAGCAAAAAGGGCACAGGAGGAGGGCGAAAAGCGTGCCGAGATGTGGGAGAAGATGACCGAGGAGCAACGGCAAGCCGCCGAAACCCGGCCCGGTGATTTTCAGAAAATCATTGATGAGCAAGTCGCCAGGACAAAGGGCGAGGGTGCCCAAGCGATGAAGGAGCAAACCGAGCAACAAGCCGCCGGCACCAAGGAAACCGTCAAGGAGGTTGGCGCCGTTGGCGAGGCAGTCAAGGAGGGGGCAACCGAGGTGGCGGCCGCCGTGGGCGAGGTTGTGTTTCCCGATTGCGTCGCGCTTTGCGATGAGACAATTGAAAGGCTGGGTGCATATTTTGTGAAGGAAAAGGGCGGCGGGAAAATCGGGCCAAAAGACCCGCTGCCGTTTATGTTCCCCGGCCAAACAGGGTGGGAAATCAAGGAGGGTTTCAAGATTCCTAAATTTAGGGGCGGCGCCGCCGTGGGCGGGGCCATCGCCTTGACGCACGAGGAGAAGATGGCCTTGGGGCTGATTAAAAAGGAGGAGGGCGCCAAAAGAGTTGGCCATCAATTTGCCCCGCCACTATCATCAAGCGAAATGGCAACAAACCTCAAGGCGGCATTCACCTCAATTCATAACATTGACCGAAACATTGCCGCCATCGAAAAGCGGTTGCGCGGCTGCATCACCAACCAGTAAACGCCATGGCAATCACCTTTGACGCCCCCTCTACGAATTGGCAAACCGAGACAATCACCACCACCGAGCCGCGTGTTGATTATCCGATCCCCCAAAATACCTCGGCCATTTTTTATGAGGTTGATGTGGTCATCAACGAGGGGGATTTTTTCCAAACTTCCCTTGATACGGTCATGGCATCAACCACGCTCGATGGGGGGATCACTTCGGCCACCACCACCGTTGCCGTTGATTCAACCTCTGGGTTTCCTCATGCGGGCAGTTTCAAGGTTGGTTCTGAGGAGGTGCCCTATACGGGAAGAACCGCAACAACCTTCACGGGTTGCACGGTGGTGGGCTCTCATTCAGACGGCGCAAATGTTTACTCGGTTGCCTATTTGGTTGAGGAGACATCACCGCGCAAGCTAGGCGGTGAAATGGTTGAGTTTACCCGGCGATACTCTACCGTGCCCAATTCTTGGTATGATTATAGTGAGGCGGTTTTTCAATTTCCCGGGTACTATGCGGTGCCGGCAGATACCAACTACCGCGCCCCCCAAAACCTAAACTCAACAATCAGAACCACCGCCGACTATGCGTTGACCACCGACCCTGAAACCGACTTGACGGTGGCCAACCAAATGTTTCGATCAATTGACAGTGGCGAGGCGGTGCTTGATAAGGTTGACGATTCAAGCACGCCAACATACTCGACCTATACCGGCTATGTCAGCGGCGGAACTTATATTTATGCCGCACAATCGACGCTTGAAAGATTTGCCGGCAATATCTGGGTGCGGTACGAGCACCAAACGGTTGCTCAATAAAGATGCCCCTCGTTCCAAAAGAGTCTATGTCCAGCGCCGCCGGCCGGCGCGGGAATAACCCGGCCGCTTCGCGCCTCGGGCAAGCCGTCGATTTTGTCATCAACGGGATTGCCTTTCCAAAGCTTCCGAGTTTCAAGAAAGGAACCTGCCCCACCCTGCTTGATGCGATCGAGGCGCAAAAAGTTAAGATGTTCATTGAGAACATTCTTTTCAATACAGCGGGCCGCGTGGTGACCGGCTCGCCCCAGCGCAACCGCGCAGAGTTGGTTTTTACCCCCGACGGGAATTTTGTTGAGCTTTGGTTGCAAACTGATTTGCGCTGGGACAGCGCACCCATGCTGTCGGCTGACCTCAACACAAATGGCAAGGTCATATATGCGCCGCAATTTGATTTATACCTAACGACAACTGTCGCGGGCACCGTTACAATCCAAAACACGGCGGGAGGGAGTGGGGTCTTGACCCTTGGGCGCGGTATGCCGGGAACCCGCAACCCCGGCACCCATCACGCCTCAAATTCATCCCCCGACGACACGACGTATTTTTGGCCAAACGATGGGAGCAACGGGCAGGTATTAACTACTGACGGCAACGGCAACCTTTCATGGGGAGCGGGCGGGAGCGGTGCCCCAACGGATGCAACCTATGTGGTAATGAGCGCAAGCGGCGACTTGAGCGCCGAGCGTGTCCTGACGGCGGGCTCGGGAATTAGCATAACCGACGGTGGCGCCAATTCAACGGTGACGATCGCAGCAACGGGCGGCGGCGGGGGGATGACATCTTTTGAGGTAGATGGTGACAGTGGGCCGGCCCAAACTATTGAAGATGGCAACACGCTTTTCATCCTTGGGGGAACCGATCTGGCAAGCGTTGCAAGCGCAACCGACACAATCACGCTCAACCATTCCGCCAGCGGTGTATCTGCGGCAACTTTTGGGGATGCGTCAAACGTCGCCCAAATTGCCGTAAATGCACAAGGGCATATCACAAGCGCGAGCGAGGTGGCGATTTCGGGCCTTATCACGCAGGGGGAGGCGTTAAATTCGGCAGGCTCGCAGATGGCCTTGATTACATGGGCAGATGCAACACCCGGACGGATAACATTAAAGCAGGGGAAAAACATCACTATGGCCGGAGCTTCCGGCATAATGGAAATTGGCAACACGCACACCACTTTTGGGATCATGGGCGAGCTTTCGGGGCCAATATATGTCGATTTTACGACCACAAGAGCAACGGTTCGCCTTACTGGCGGCACCCGATACACTGGCGTGCCTTCATTCATTACAACGGGTGGCCCCGTCAACAATACGGCAGGCAGCATCGATGTTGTAGATCAACCGATTTACATCTCATACAACGCCGCGATTGTTCCAAACGTCTCCGACGGCGCAGGTGGGTGGAATCAGATTTACGGCACGTCGGCGGATGCAAACCAATGGTTTATATACGCGGGCACAGGAATCACGGTAACGGGCGGTGGGGGTGCAGGGAATTCAATAAACATTTCCGCTGACAACAACGGCACCGTCACCTCAATTGAATGCGCCAACGACGGGACATTTATTGATCTCACAGGAGGCACAATCACATCCTCGGGAACCATCCGCGCTGATTTAAGCGCGACGGGCACCGCATCCTCCTCAACATTTTTAAGGGGCGACAATACATGGGCCGACCCCGGCGCGGCTGGCATGACCTCCTTTGATTTGGATGGCGACTCGGGAACCACCCAAACGGTTGAGGACGGCAACACCGTAACCCTGGCGGGAGGCAATGGACTCGATTCTGTGGCCAGCGCAACCGATACAGTCACCTTTGCGATTGATGACACGGTGGCACAGTCAATTGATATTTCAGCCGACGGCGGCACAGCATCGGGGGATGGCACAGTAAATTTTGATAATTTTGTTTCCGCAAATTCCGTGGGCCTTGTCGCGGGCGACAACGTGACAATCACGGGAAGCAATTCAGCCGGCACAGTAAAGATTGAAGCGGCAAGCGGCGGGGGGGGCGGCGGTGCCCCAACGGATGCGAGTTATGTAACGTTGGGAGTCAATGGGACGTTAACCAATGAGCGTGTCTTGACTGCGGGCACAGGCATTTCCCTCACCGACGGCGGCGCGGGGTCGACGGTGACAATTGCCGCGACGGGCGGCGGGGGAGGCGGCCCGGGGGCAACCGAGCTAACGTCTGGAACATCCCACACGGCGACCGCAACCGATGACCATATTTATTGGCTAAATCAAAGCGGACTGAGTGGCACTTTCACCCTCACCCTGCCCTCTGCCTCAAGCGTGGGCGGGGTCACGTATAGATTTTATGCATTGGAGGCTAATTGGGAAACGTTTAAGGTTGCCGCCGCCGGGTCGGATGTGATCTTTGATAATTACGATGAAATTAACAATGCCACGGGAGGATTGAGTGCGATTGAAACCGCATATACATGGATTTCAATTGAGATGACCAGCGACGGCGACGCGGCTTGGGTGTCCTCATCCTATCATGACGGTTACTGGTATTCCTCCTAATGAGCAAAGAGTTAGCAGAAAAGTTTTTGGATGGCGACGACAGCGTTGCCAGTAAAATCCCCCTCAAAGATTTCTTGTGGGCGGTGCGGCAAAACCCCAAGCGTGCAAGCAAGGAATACCGGCGCCGGGGAAAGGCTGGAAAGCTGCCCAAAAGGAAGGGCCGCAAGCGGGTCAACTGAACGATTAACCCAATGGTGAGTATGGAGTTGGGCCAAATATTGCAAAGCGTGTTGACCATAGCGGTGGCGGTCTTTGGTTTCTTTTTCAAGAAACTATTTGACCAACTTGAGGAAGGCGCCCGGCGCATGACAAAAATGGAAAAGGAAATATCACGACAAAAACAGCAAGCCGATGACCTTGATGGCCGGCTTGATCGGATCGAGGCAAAGCTTGATCGGTTATTGGAGCGCGACTAATGGACACTCACACGGCAGCAACTTTTTTTATTGGCTTCACAATCGGCGCCGGCGTTATGTTTTCGGTGGTCGTCATTGGTTACCTCCTGAGAAAATTTGCCGCTTCGGCCGAGGCCGACGCATTGATTTACAACCTCACCGCACAATTGCGGGAGGATGTGAAACCCGAACCAAAGAAAAAAAATGTTAGACGAAAAACAAAAAAATAGCAGAGGCATCCGCACAAGCGAGTGGTGGCTAACCCTGGCGGCTTCATTGATCGGCTTGGCCGTGATGGCCGGGTGGATCAATCCCGAGGGCGTGAGCACCATTGACAAAATCAGCGGCATGGCCATGGCCGGCCTTGCGGCGCTGGGCTATCAAGTTAGCCGAGGCTTGGCCAAGGGATCAAAAAAGGATTAAATGCTCGCGGCCTTTTTCAAGGCATTGTTGGAAATCATCACCGAGTTGATAAAGGGTGAAGTCAAAAAAGACATCAAGGCCACCGACGCCGCCACTCCCCCTCAAACTTTGCGCGATCGTTTTCGCCGCAAGCTTGAGCGCCAGTTGCGCGACAAGTAAAGTGGTCTTTGTGGATACTTCACCCGACTCGGGGATGGTGCGCTTGGCTGACGACGTGCGCGGCCATGTGTTTTACTATTCCAAAGAAGGCGAGTGGATTCGATCCCGCAACAAGGTTACCTTGCCCGAGGGATGGTTTGCCGGCGGCATAAACCTCAACGATAATAACACGACAACCCCATGATTAGATCATTTATTCTCAAGCTCATAATGTATTTTGTGGTTATCGGCTTGCCGGTTTCCTTCATCGCCTTTCTTGTGCTCGGTTGCGTTTGGCTGGGTAAACAAATATTTGCAGGCTGACCACGGGGGGCATCCAACCCAAGGCGAGTCGGCCCGGGAGACCGGGCCGGCTTTCCTTGTGTACACAATTGGCCCGAGGATGCCCCACACGGGCCCGGCGGCCGGTTTGACCATGGTTTTGGTGGTATTGACACCCGGTTGATTGCGGGGCAATTGTGGGCCGGTTTGTGGGGGCAAAATTATTTTCACTTTTTTTCAATTTAGGGGTTGACTGCATAGCGGGTATGCACTATAACTACACCCATGACAGAGAACACGACAACAAAAACCACCGGCCAAACAATCACCATCAAGGGCATTAACTACATCATCGAGCAAGTGATGACCCCGGCCGGCCACCGCGCCGAGGGCCGCAACAATGTCGCCGCCAGCCGCGAGAGCAACAACATTGCCGCTGACTTGGTGGTGCGCCGCCCGGCCGGGGCAAAGTTGCATCTTGTTTACCAAATGGCCAACACCGGCGGCCTAATTTACATTATGAGCTTTTAGCAAACTAACCAACCAACCAAAACCAAAACACACACGACAATGAAAAACAGAATTGCAAAAACAAAATACCACCGGGCACTTTCGGAGAATCTCACGCCGGGCACCGAGTTTCTCGGCCGCCGATATGTACTTGGCCGCCAGATTCACAAGGTGCTTGCGGGCCATCGTTGGCGCGTCACCAAGCGCGACAAAGGCACCGTCTCCCTCGAGAAGATCGTAGGCACAATGTGCGCCCCAACACACGTTATCCTTGAGCTTGTTTGATTTTAACAAAAACCAAAACCAAAAACACACACGACAATGAAAAATATTAGAGACTACACCGCAAAAATCAGCCGCAACAAACGGGGCGCCCGCGTATGGATGCAAGCCAAGTGGCTAACCGAGGCCGGCTTTGGGATCGGGCAAGAGTATTCGGTTGAGTATGCACCCGGCAAGGCCATCATCACGGTGGGGGGGAAAAGTCAACCGCTTGAAACGCGCCGCCCTTGGATTTCCCGCAAGGTGGCCGTTGGCCATGGCCGCCCCATCATTGACCTCATCTCGGCAGAATTCACCAAGGTGATGGGCTCGGCCACGGCCGCCCACGTCATTGCAACCCCCGGCAAAATCACCGTAACCGCAAAGGCTTAATCATGGCATTCATTGACCAGATTGAAACAGAGAAAAAGCGCCACGCCGAGCTTGATGCGGCCACCGTTGGCCTTGCCGCTCTTTTTGGCGACTTCATGCATACAAGCAAGGTGGCCTTGTCGGCGGCCGAGCCCCCACCGCGCTTGCGGTTTGAGGTATGCACCGGGCGCCGCATGTTTGTGATGTGGGCCACCGATCGCAAGGAGGCATACAAGGATGCGTGCGCCTTGAAAGGGCTTGCGCCCGGCTCACCCTTTCCCGGCTCAATCAAGCAAAGAGAGAGGGGCAAAGCGGCAATTTACAACATCACCGCAAAGGCTTAATCATGCACCCCGACCACAAAATCAAAGACCCCGGCACCCCCGGCTCGATTGGTGCTTGCGGGCACTCGATCACCCGTTTGCTTTCCATGGTTGAGGAGGGCGATGGCACCATCACGCTCGACCTCAAGGCGGCGCATGACATCTACTTGCTCGCACGCCTTGGCATGGATCGCCTCACCCTAAATGATTGCCGGCTAACGGCCAAGCACGGCAAGGCCATGCCGGCCAGCCTCAAGCAAACCCGCGAGGAGGATGCGGCCACCCTCACGGCCATGGCCAACAAGATCAAGGAGGCCAGCGCCGGCGCCCTTGAGTATGGGCCAACCCGCGCCATCATCCCGGCACCCAAGGAGGGCAAAGCATGATGACCCTCTCAGGCATGACCCCGCCGCCACCGGGCATGGTTTACCGCAAGCCCGGCGAGCGAGTCATCCTTGATGGCCACGAGTTTGAGGTTGTGCGCGTCACCGAAAGCTCGGCAACATGCCGCATGGCGGGCACGCGGCAACGATCATTCACCGACGTGCGCACCGGCAAGCTTGTGGAATTCACCGCCCCATATTCCCGCGTTGCCCACATCACCGCAACCCGCGAGCGTTAACCATGGCCCGCCGGCGCATCAAGATTGAACTCAAGAACCTCCCCCGGGGCGAGGATTATGGGCAAGCTTTCCCCCGCGAGCGGCGCATTGTGATTGATGTGGACATCCACAAGACCGAGCGCGAGTTGCTCGACACCGTTTGCCACGAGGTTTTGCATGTTGCGAGCGAAGATTTACTTTCAGAAAACGCGGTTGAGGCAATTGCCGCCGACTTGGCCGACGTATTAACTAGAATGAAATGGCGGCGGATACACTAAAAATGGAAGCGACAACGACACCAAAGGAGGTAAACGCATGAATGCAGAGGTGAGCAAATACATGGCCGAAATTGGCGCCAAGGGCGGCAAGGCCGGCAAGGGATCGCAAGCAGTAAAAGCCAAATGCAAGGCGGCAGCCAAGGCGCGTTGGGCCAAGCACCGCGCCGCCAGGGCGGCGGCCAAAAAGAAAAAGCAAGAGGAGGGCGCGGCGGGTGGCGTCAAGAGTTGAGATATGACAAGGTTTCCCGACCCTCCAAAAACTATGTCAGCAAAGCTTGAGAGACTAGAAGTGCCCATGGCCTCGTCTACTCACCACGGGATTTGGGGGCGAGAGGGGTGAAAAAGAGCACAAACATTTGCACCCGTTTTTTGATCACGGTGGCGCCCGGGCAACAATTCCCGTTTTATAACGGGAAAACCGCCCGCGCCACCGCCTTCTCAACTCCCGACCTTTGCACCCCCAGTAAGGCGCACCCCGCAAACCCGTTTTGCGGTTTCCCGTTGGGTTTTGCGTTTCGCGCCGACCCCATTGGGCACAACTCAACATTACCCCCGAAATCAATGCGACCATGGGCGACCATGGGCGACCATTTGGGGCACAAACGCTTGCACTGGTTTTTTGAGAGCGGGGCACAACATTGGGCGAATTGTGGGCGCAATTCACCAGCGACAAATCACGACAACAACACGACAACAAAGGAGCAACATGGCACGGCACGACATTACCAAGAACATCATCAAGCATCATGGGCGCTATCATTTGCGCAAGATGCTACACGGCGAGCATCATCTTGTGGATTTGCACACCATGAGCTTGCGCACGGCCAAGGCAAGAGCCCGGGCCGAGTGGCGCGACATACTCAACCGCGAGGCCAACGGCGGCATCGCCAAGGCCAAGGCATACCGATCGGTGCCCACGTTGGGCGAGGTTTCCAAGGTTTACCTCGCCGCGACCGTTGGCCCCAAGGCCGTAACGCGCCGGCACAACCTGTATTGCTTGCGCCGGCTGGCCGTTGATGTGCTCGGCATCACCCACGCCGCCGCCGACAAGATGCGTGTAAATGAGGTGGCCAACGTTGACTTGCTGGCGGCTTGGATCAATCAACGCAAGGCCACGCCGCCCAAGCTATCAAGGCACGAGGCGGCCACGCGGGCACCCCATGAATTGAGCAAGCCGGGGCGCCTAACCCCGTATGATCTCAACACGGTGCTCATTACGATTGAGGGCGCCATCAAGCACGCCCGAGGCGTTTTTTCGGAGCGATCAATGCACAAGGATTTTGGTTGTTTGCGCAATTTCAACATCCCCGATCTTGGCGGATTTATGTCGCTGCCGTTGCCCGAGTACGAGGCCCGCATCTATCGGCCACCCTCACCCGAGGAGATAGGCCGCGTGATCGAGGCGTTGCCGGCCCTTGAGGAAAAGAGCCCGGCGGTGTTTGTGGCGATCCTCTTGGGCATCGGCCTCGGCTTGCGGCGCGGGGAAATTCAACATGCGCGCTGGTCAATGATTGAGTGGGTTGAGGGCATCCCCGTGCTTGTGATCGGTGCCACGCATGATTGGGCCGGAACCAAAGGCAAGCACGAGCGGCGGGTAGAGATCGCGCCAAGCGTTTATCGTAAGCTGATCGAGCACAAGGGCAACGAGACTTTTATTGTGCCCGATGCCCGGGGGGATGATGCAAGCGTGCGGCCAGCCGACAACCGGCCACGTTTCCAAGGGCGCACAAAGAAACGCGCCGCCCTGGCGACTGGCAAAACAAGCCCCGACTCATACCGCAAGAGCACAAGCGGCACTTGGGGGCTTGCTTGTGATTGCGGCCGGTGGCTCAAATCGATCGGGTGGGTGCGGCGCCAAAAGCTTCACGAGATGCGCAAATATTTTGGGGCGATCGTTTGCACCGAGGCCGGCATTTATGCGGCCAAGGAATTGCTTGGCCATCAAGACATCAAGACCACCCGCGACTCATACGCCGGATTGGTTGAGCGCGTACAATTCACGGGCGCCCTTGACTCGGCGCTCAAGCTCAAGGCAAAGGGCAACGGCAAGACACGCAAGCGCCGCGCCGGTTGATAAGCGGGGAATTGTTCGCGGGCAACTTTCCCTTTGTCCGTTCGGCGCGGTTTGGGTATATTTTCACCGTGCCAAGGTTTTTGAAATCTTGTGATGTGCCGCCCCTCTCTTGGAGGTTCACGCGCACTTTATTTTTTTTCAAGAGGTGGGCAACCACCTCAAGGGGGTCGGCCTTGCGGCTTGGCACGAGACAAAAGGACGCCCCCCACCCTCTTTTTATTTGAAAATGGAAACCCCCACCCCTCTTGATGATCTTGCCCTTGTGACCAAGGCCCGCGCCGCCGATTTGCTCTCGGTAACAGTGCGCACCGTTGAGCGCATGGTTGAGAGTGGCGATTTGCAAAAAATAGTTTTGAGGCCCAAGGCGGTGAGGATCACCACGGCGAGCCTCAAGGAAATAATCCAACCGACAACAAAAGGAAAAAACCAATGCTAATCAGCGACGTATATACCAGCGGCTATCTCAAGGCCGAGGAATTGGGCGCCAACCGCCCCACCGTGACCATCTCTCAATGCAACGCCGAGGAGTTTGAAAAAACCGATGGCCCCAATGCCGGCCAAAAGGAAACCAAGCCGGTGCTTTCATTTGAAGGCAAGTCGGCCGTGCTCATTCTCAACAAGACCAATGCCAACTCAATCGTTGAGCTTTATGGAAATAATACCGACGATTGGATTGGCAAAAGCATCACCCTTTTCAGCGCCAAGGTGCAGTTTGGGGCCAAAATGGTCGATGCAATCCGCGTATCCGCGCCCGAGGCGGCCGCACCTCAACCTCAACCACAACCAACACCCCCAGCACAACCCGCCGGCATTGCCGAGGATGACGACGTGCCTTTTTGATGAATTTGCACGATTGGAACATCAACGAAATGTTTGCACCAATCTGGATCGATAAAGGCGTTTGCGTCGTTTCTGAGGGCGTCGAGGAACCGCCCGATGCGGTTGAGGTTTTCCGCCTTGTGCGCTCGACCACCTTTGGCACAGGCGGCCACCCAGCCACCAAGGCGGTGCTCGACGCATACCGGCGCGTTCGGTCGGCCCACATGGCGCCCGAGGCCCGGGTGCTTGATTTTGGTGCCGGCACCGGCCTTCTCTCATTTGTGGCAAAGGCAAAGTGCGGGGGTGACATCGTGATCGCGGTTGTTAATCCTGACGACCATGAAACCATTGAGGCCAACCAACGCATCAACCCGGCCAAGATTGACGACGTGGTGATGCCCGGATATTTCAGCAACGCCGATGCCCGGCGGTTTTGGGAATCATTTTTTGACATCACCATGACCCACACCGGGAGCATTTTCATGCTTGACCGCCTTGAGTTGCTCGAAAAATACACCGCACCCGGGGGCACTCTCATTTTTGGCGGCCATAAAGCGAGCGATCACCGTTTTTGCCTGAACCGGGTAACCGAGTATTTCCAGATTATAGAAGTTGAATCTCACCACGGTTGGCCGGTCATTCTGGCCGAGCCATTGCCCAAAATTCCCGACACACCCATCAAATATGATAATTGAAACAGAAACAAAGACAGCCGCCCAAGCTGTTGCCAGCGCAAACCGCCCCCCGGCCGATGCACATTGGTACACTCTCGGCGGCGAACCATGCCACCTCAACGACAAAGGCAAGCCGACTTCCTTGCGTGAGGCTCGCAAGGAAAAGCTTTTGCCAAGCATCACCACGGTGCTTGGTATCGTTGACGCAAAAGGGCTCAACATTTGGAAGCAGAATCAAATTGCCCTGGCGGTGCACAATTCAAAGCGCGAGGAGAATGAGCCCCTTGAGGATTATTTTCGGCGCTGCATTGATGAGGCGAGGAGCGTGCCCACCGATGCGGCCGAGCGCGGCAAGGAGATTCATGCGGTGGCCGAGGCCACGTTGCTCGGGAAAGAAATCGATCCCGAGGGCGACCCCCAGAAACAATCGGTTATTGATTGGATCGTGGCCAATGTTGAAAAGGTTTTCTTTGCCGAGAAACCCCTAGTCCATCCCGAGCTTGCCATGGCCGGCTGCGCCGATGCTTGCGTTAAGCTCAAGGACATTGAGGGGCGTGTGGTGCTAGATTTCAAAACCCGCAAATTCAAACAATATAAAACGCACCCCACTTGGCGTGCAGCTTGGTACACAAAGGATTTGCGGCAACTTTCATTCTACGCGGATTGCTTGCCCGATGAGCCGGCGCCCCGCGTGGCCAACGTGGGGATCAACACGGCCATTGATGAGCCTTGGCCCGCTGAATTCAAGTTGTGGCCCGAGGAGGAGGTGGCGGCGGCCATTGAGGATGTCCACGCGGCGCGGGTGCTTTGGTGCTCCGAAAATAAATATAAACCCGAGTTTTCGGTTGATGAATTCTTGACCGTTTACGGCACCAACGTGGGGGTGCGGGCGTGAATTCCTTTTTTTCATCAATTCCACGCCTCTTTCCATGTGTAATTACACGTAGAATCCATGTGGAAAATTCCATCCTCTTTCCATGTGTAATTACACGTAGAATCCATGTGGAAAAAGGATCAAGGGGGGTGCGGGCGTGAATCTCACCGACTCACTCGCCATCGGCGAAATCCTTGCGGGCCGGGGCTCTTGGTTTGGTGCCCGGCTCTTGCGATTGATTGCCAAGGCCGACCCGGTGAACCGCGACAAGTTGCGCAAGGTTTACCCCGCCGAGGTTGCCGCCGTTGAGCGTTTCCAGAAAGGTGAGGAGGGGGCGCAATCATCCTTTGATTTTGACAAGGAGGGCACCGCATGACCTATCGAGTCAGGGATTGGGCCGAGCTTTATGAAACGGCCAGCACGCGCAAGCGGCGCCAATTGGGGTGGGTGCTCATTCCCAACCGCCATGATTCTCTTGGGTACAATCAGTTGATCTCCCGCCCCGATGGGCTTGAGATGTTTGCGGCGTGGGTTTTGATTCTGCAATGCGCCAGCCGATGCCCCGAGCGTGGGTTGCTCGTGTCGGATACCGGCAAGCCTTACACCGCGCAAGACATCGCTGCAAAAACCCGGGCACCCGTTGACAAGATTGAGGTGGCCTTTGCGGCGCTGGTGGAAATCGGTTGGCTTGAATCTGCCAACAAGGTGGCACGCCGTGCCAACAAGGTGGCAGATGATGCCAACAAGGTGGCAGATGATGCCAACAAGGTGGCAGATGATGCCAACAAAGTGGCAGATGATGCCAACAAGGTGGCACGGTCTGCCACTTTGTCAGGATCAATGCTGCCACTTTGTCAGGATGAAGAAAGAAAGAAAGAAAGGGAGAAAGAAAGAAAGAAAGCCCCCCTTACCCCCCAAGGGGAATTGGGGGAGGGGGATTTTGATTCCTCTCTTTTTAGCGATCCCGAGTTTGTGCGCATGTGGGCGGCTTGGCTTGACCATAACAAGGACAAGGGGCAGCCCCTAACGTCAGCCCGCCAAATTGCTCACATTGAGGCTCTTGAGAATTCAACCCCCACCGAGGCGGTGGCCCGCTTGCAGCTTTCCATTGCGAGAAATTGGCAAGCGCCGGCCAAGGCCGAGGAGGAACCACCCAGCACCCGCGAGCGCCCAAGGGACAACACCGCGCTCATTGAGGAGCTCACCAAAGGCTTGCCATGATGTTGATTTCAGACATTTACCCCCCCAACCCCTATGCCCGGCAAGTTGATCAACCCGTATTTGGTTGGCCGGTTTCAAAGGATTGCCCCGTCTGCGGAACGCGCATTGATTCAATTGTGGCCGAGGGATGCCCCAAGGAGATTGCGCAGCTTTTCGCGATCGTTGCTTGCGAGGATTGTGCAACCCTCCATGAGCGGCTCAATAGGGCCAAACAAAACCTTTGGGATGAACAAGGCGAATTCAGCCGGCGGGCAACCGAGATCAAGCGCCTTGAACGGCTCATAAAGGGCACCCGTGATTCCCACAAGCGCCAAAAGTTTGAGGGGCGCCTTGCCAGCGCCCGCGAGGATCAAAAGTTGAATAAGGATAATGTTGACCGCGCACGGGAAGGGCTTGAGCGCGTGCAACAAGCGGTTGGCACCGTGAAAGGAAAGCGATGATTCAAAGCGAGTTATTCAATGAGGAGGAGGCACGCAAGCGCCGGGATGAAGGAATGAAACGCGCCGAGGATGGCGCGGCGCCGATCTGGAAAGATGCTGCCCTCTTTGCCGTGATGGAGGCGGCCAAACACAACCAGTTTTTTACCGCCGACGATATTTGGCAATTTATGCCCCCGGGGGTGACTACCGCCGACAACCGCGCTCTTGGCCCTGTTATGATGTCGGCTTGCAAAGGCGGCTACATCACCCGCACAAATGAGGTGCGCGAATCTACCCGGCCGGCGCTTCACATGTGCCCGAGGCGCGTGTGGCGCTCCAATGTTTACCAAGCACCCGCATGAGCCGCACCCGAAAAACCCGCCGCCCTGGCGACGCCGGCTTTCATCGGTTGGCCATTGATTTTGATGGGGTGCTCATGGAGCCGGTGCGCACCCACCGTTTTGACGCCGGGCAATGCCTCGGCAAACCAATGCCCGGCACCCGCGAGGCGCTGGCCGATCTTTCCCGCCGCTTTGAGCTTTGCGTTTTATCTGCCCGGGCCACCAACGCCCACGGGCGGATCGGCATTGCCTCATGGCTGCGAGATCAAGGTTTGCTCAAGTTTATCGGGGGAGGCATCACCGGCGAGAAACCCAACGCGCTGGCCTATATCGACGACCGAGCCCGGCGTTTTGATGGGTGGCAGGGGGTGCTTGAGGAATTTGGGACGGGTGGGACGGGCAATTTTTATGAGTAGAAAAAAACGAACAACCGAAAAAAGCGGCGCCCCCTTAAAACCAATTGAACACCCGGTGGCCCAACCATTTCCCGAAAATTTGAGGCCAGATTTGCGAGACGAGGCCAATCTGAAAAAAGCGTTTGAATGGGAGCAAAAGCCATATATGAGCCCCGAGCATATGTTTATGGTTATTCAAGCCATTAAAAAAGCCCGGGGTTGCTCCTTCACGGAGGCAAACAAGTTTTTCCTTGTAAACACCTTTTCGGCCGACAATCCAATTGTTTTCCCCGAGGTGATGTGGGCTGACCCTGCAATGTTTCTGAGTAGATATGACACCCAAAAAAACAATTGAACACCCGGTGGCCCCTCAAAAGCTCGGCGATCTTGAGGCCCGGCTTGTGATCGTTGAGCGCCACATCGTTGGTTGTGAGGCGCTATTGACCGAGATGCGCGAGGAACATGCCGACCTAATAGCGCAAATCAAACAAAGAGCCAAGGGGGTGCGCATGGCATTCACCGGCAATATCGATGATCGAAAATAATTTTATGAGCCCCACCCGGCCAATGGGTTGGGGGCACCGGGACACAAAAGGCGTGCCGGCGCGGCGTTTGGTTTTGCCGCCCGGTTTGGGGCTTTCCATGGCCCCAATAAACTCCGACTCCTTGGCGGCGCCTTGTTCCTTTCATGCCCCAACCCTTTTCATACCCCCGGCCGGCGTGGGGCTCACCAATTTCAACCACGGGCGTGCCACCGTTTTTTGCGGCGGCCATGGTTAAAAATGACACCCCCCTCACCCTTGGCAGTTTGTTTGCCGGCATTGGCGGGTTTGACTTGGGCTTTGAGCGTGCCGGGTTTCGCACCCTTTGGGCGTGTGAGTTCGACGCAAAGTGTCGCCAGGTGCTCGCCAAGAAATTCCCCGAGGCCAAGCAGCACGATGATGTGGCCACATTTGTGCCCGACAATTTTGAGTGCCCCACCGCCATCACCTTTGGCAGCCCATGCCAAGACTTGAGCATTGCAGGAAAACGCGCCGGCCTCGATGGATCGCGCTCGGTTTTGTTTTATGAAGCAACAAGAATTATTCGCGGACATGTCGCCCGAGGATTACGCTTTGCGGTGTGGGAAAATGTTCCGGGGGCTCTCTCATCAAACGGAGGAGGAGATTTTGCGATGGTCTTGCGGGAGTTGGCAAAATGCGGGGCGGTGGATATCTGCTGGAGAATTCTGGATGCTCAATGGTTCGGAGTGGCCCAAAGACGGCGCCGCCTGTTTGTTGTCGCAGATTTTAGAGAAAAAGGCGCCGGGCAAGTATTATCTTTCGCCGAAAGCGTGCAAGGGCATCCTCCGCCGCGCAGAGAAAAGGGGGAGGGTGTTGCCGGCGATGTTGCTGGCAGCGTTAGAGGCAAGAGCCGCCACGGCCTAGACTCTCGCGGGGCATATATTCCCGAAAACACCACCCCCACGCTAACCCCCGCCTATGGCACAAAATGGGGGCTTGATAATCAGCACATTGATCAAGGCATGGGGTTGTTTGTTCCCGAGGTTTGCGGCCCGTTGACCGATGGGGCGCACCATGGTGGCGGGATGAATGGGCAAGATGCATACAGCGGGAGGATTTTTGCCGTCCATACCCGACAAGACCCCATCACGGCAAAAGACCACACGCCCCCGCTCGATAATTCCCAGCCGCAAGGCGTGGCGGTTACTGAGGGCATCACCGTGCGGCGCTTAACCCCCCGCGAGTGTGAGCGCCTTCAAGGTTTCCCCGATGATTGGACAAAAGGCCACGCCGATGGCCCACGCTATCGGATGCTCGGCAATGCCGTGACCGTGACCGTGGCCGAGTGGATTGGCAGAGGTGCGGCAAAAGCCTTGGAGGGGTGCCAATGACCGAGCACCGGCTTTTCGATCTTCATGGGGCCATTGATTTTGATTGGGATGCCATCGATCCATTTCCTGACCCCGACGACGTTGCCACCGCAATTGTGGCCGAGGTTCTTTCTTTTGTCTTTGCTTTTGTTTTTGCCGGCACCGCCACCACCGCAACGGCCTTTCGGCGCTTTGTCGCTGTGGCCTATATCGTGCGGCCCGATCTCCTGCAAAACCGATCGCAAGCCCGCCTTGCCCATGAGCTCAAGGTGACGAAGAGCGAGGTGGCCCGGCATGTGGCCGCCGTGCGCGATGAGTTGGGAGTCAGCGGCGCCAAGCTTTTGCCGGTGGCCATGCGCCTCAAGATCAAGGCCGGGCAGTTGCGGGCACGCCAAGAAAAATTGCGCCCCCCACTCCGTGCCAAGAAAAAACCCAGCCGCCCCCAGCGGGCGAGGAGAGCGCCGAAAAAATGAGGGGGAGGTGGCAACCTGGCGACGCTGCCATGGCGATCGGTATTTTTGTTTTGGTTTTCGCTGCCCTTGTGGCCGGCACCGAGCACGCCGACCAAATGCGCGGCGTGATCGGTGCGTGGATCGCGGTGGTGGGGGTCGTGGTGCTCGGGCTCGCGTCGGCGCGGTTTCTCGTTTTGGTTTTGAGTTGTTTGGTTTTGGTTGGTTGATTGGTTGATTGGTTGATTGTTTGATTGTTTGTTTGTTTTGGTTGTTTTGTTTGTTTGTTTGTTTTGTTTGTTTGTTTTGTTTGTTTGTTTTGTTTTTTTAATTTGTTTGTTTTGTTTGTTTGTTTGTTTGTTTTGGTTGGTTGTTTGTTTTGTTTTTTTAATTTGTTTGTTTTGATTGGTTGTTTGTTTTGTTTTGTTTGTTTTGATTGGTTGGTTGTTTTGTTTTGTTTTTTTTAATTTTGTTTTGTTTTTTTTAAATTTGTTTGTTTTTTTAAATATCCCCCCGTTTAAGGTACTCCCTTTTCTTTCTTTTTCTGAGGGGAGCGGCCGCGA